GTCACGTCGATGTTGGTCCGCCTGTTCCTGCTCTGCTGCCTCTGGGTGGCCCACCTGCAATTCTCTGGGCAGTAGTTCCCGTCGTTGTCGATGCGGTCTAGGGTCAGGTCATCGCGGTATCCGTTAGCCGTGGCCCAGTCGCAGAAGCTCTGGAAGTCGTTTCTCCATTCCTCGCAGACCGTTATGCCCCTGCCGCCATAGCGTTCCCATCTCGCGTTGTTCTTGTTGAAGCAACGGTCCTTCATGCCTTGCCACTCTTGATACAGACGGGTCTTGCTCATCCCATGTGTGTCCCTTGCGAGATTCGACTTGTCTTGCTCCCTTTTGAGGCACCCACAAGATTTTATGGCTCCACTTCTGAGGGAGTCAGACCTCACCGACTTCACGGCTCCGCAGTCACATTGGCACATCCAGTATGTCTTGCCTTTTGTACCTCTGTCATCAATTCCTATGACGGTAAGCCTTCCGAATCTCTGCCCGGTAAGGTCTACGACGCTGTTCATTCTCTTCATTGTTCCTACTTCCTGTTGTTTACTGTAGGAACAATTATACCATATTATGCGTTTTCAAGATGTTTCTTCATGATGGCCCTGTATCTTTCGGCATTCTCCGTTGCTGCTGGTCGCAAAAAACCCTTCCCGCCGTTCCATCCCTTGTAGGTTGATGAACCTAATTCTTGGAACGGCGCGTAAAAAAGGTTAGACCCGACGTACACCGCCTGCTCGCCTGCGTCTATGACGTGGGTGATGCTTGCCGAGAGACGTCCAGTGTCGTAAGGCGCGTTCTCGCTCGCTATGCCCTCGCAGTCGATGCCTATCTCCTCAAGCCCTGACATGATTGCGCGTTTCAGCGCCTCTCCCACCAGCTTGGTGTTGTCCGTCTTGACAGTGATGCCGCCTACCTCGCTACTCAACTCCGCGCTCCTTTTTGCTCTCGTCGGTCTCCTCGTTGAAGCGGTCGGTGACGTACCTGCCAGCCTTCCATTCTTCGTATGATACGTTCCTCGGAAGCTTGCTGTAGCGGTGAACGACCGCTGGCGGTATGTCATCGCGGTCTACGTCCCCGACTGGGTTGCACCTACAGTTGTATACGAGATACCCGGGGGCGGTCGGGTCACCCGGCCCTGTCATCATGTAGCCGTCAACGTTGAACTTCTCATGCACGCCTACGGTCTGTCCGTCCGCTTGCCTGTGTGCAAGTCGCGTTCTGCCGTCGATGTGGGCGTGCCACCTCTTCTTTAGCGGTATCCCGATGGACTCGGCACGCTCGAACGACCTCTGCCTTCCGCTCGACTCTGCATAGGTTATGGCGGTTCTCGCGGCCCTCTCAGCAGCCCTCTCGTCCATCTTGACGATTAGCGACATGCGTGCCGCAGCCTGTGGTATCGACTCGCCTTGGAGGATGCTCTGCGTGACCGCTGCGGTGAACTTCTGCCTGTGCCAAGCCGTATCCCTCTCGACGTCTATCTCGGGGAAAAGCTGCCTGTCTTGCTCGATGAGGAACCTTACTGAGTCTTGGTTGTAGAGGGTGAAGGCGGTGTCAAGCCCAGCCTGACGCTCGATGGAGTACATCGCATAGTTGGCGTTCTCAGCGTAGATTGACGGTATCTCGTCATAGACTAGCTGCCTTGCCCTCACGTCGGCATTGACGGCATCGTAGACGAGCGTGTTAATCATGTCCTCTTGCCAAGAGCGCTCCATAGCACGGTCGGCGAGCCACTTGTCGTACTCTTCCTGAGTCTTTATTCCGATGCCGACAGCCTTCTTCCAAGCCCTGTTCTGACTGTCGAACACCTCAAGCCACTTCTCAAGTTTGTCCTGCATCTCGTTAGCGGCCTGAGAATATGCCTGCCACATCCTTTTGGCTAGGTCATCTATCTGCTCGTCTGTCCACTCGTGCGCTTGGTCTGCCATGTGCGCTCCTATGCAAGGCGTTGCCCCACACCGCCAAGAGGGCCTGTTGGTTTCTGGCAGTTATTCAGGCTCTGCCATCCCGCGTGGGCGGGTCTTGTCTATTCTAACCCTTCCTGCGGTTGCTGGGAAATGCCCATGCGAGCCATTTCTTCGTTCTCGTTTGCAGTAAGGATAGCCTGAACCTCGTCGGGCGAGAGGTTCGGCAGCTTGCGAAGGATGGTTGCCTCGTCCAGCCACGCGGCCTCCTGCACCAGCATCTCGACCTGCTCCTTCTGGTTGCTGATTCGCTGGCGCTTGAACACGGGTGTGTCCTCGATGCCCTGCAAGGCGAGGAGCTGAACGATTGCGTCGCTCACCCAGTGCTCGAAGTCTGCGGCGTTCTCGTCGAGCGGCTGATAGGCGGCGTCGATGTGGTCGTTCGTGGCACCAGCAGCGACGGTGTGCACGTCCAACGCGCCAAAGTCCTCGTAGATGCGGGCGCGTATGTCATCCAGATAGGCCTTGCGGGCCTCGTGCGGTATCTCCTGAGTGTAAGGCTCGACGTGACCGCCAGATGCCGTGTCCACGTTTGCAACATGGTTGAGCTTCAGCTTCTCAAGGAACTCCGCCAAGTCCTCGTCATCCATGCCGCCGTAGTTCTCTACGAGCCAGAAGATTTGGGCGCAGTCGCTCAGGTCGTTTGCGAAGCCAGACTGTATCAGGTCGTATGAGTCGATGGCCTCGCGCATGCCGACAAGCGTGCTCTGCTTGAGGCGCGAGCCGTACATGCGGACGATTGGCAACGAGCTGTAGTTCTCCTCTATGACGTCGAGCGCGTCATCGTCTGCCTCGGTGTACACATACGTCACCTTGTAGGCCGTCTTCGGTTTCGTCTCGACCAGCCCGCCGTTGGTGCCCGTCTGGTAGGTCGTGTAGCCGTCCTGCTCGTACAGCACGGCGTTCATGGGTCGGTTGGAGTCGAGCTGCCAGAACCGTATGCCAGCGCGGAGCGAGCCGTCGTACTCGTCAACCAGAGGGACGAACTCTCGCATCGTGAACACATGCACCCTGTCCAAATCCCAGAACAGGTACGAACAGCCATGGATGAGCGCATAGTACCCCGCCTCGCGCAGAACGTGGTCGAAGTGACGTCCCAGCAGCTCCTTCGTCTCGTCGACCGCGCCCTTTGCGGCCTCGTATGGGTCGATGAAGGTGACTCCGTTGCCAAGGCTGTACATGCAGCGCTGCGTGTTCAGTCGGTTGAACAAGTTGCAAGCTATCTTGTTGTTTGCGACTGTCGGGTCTTCCGTCACGGCTCCCGATGCCGTGTACAGCTTTCGGACGGTTTGCTGGATGGTCACGTTGCGCTGAGCGTCGTACTCGTCGGCAATCTCTGCCATCCTGTACTCGTCGCTGTTTTTGTAGGTGCTGATGGCAGACAGGACGAACTTTGCCCTGTCATCTGCCTTCTCGAAGTCGGAATAAGTCAGCATGCGAACTCCCGCCTGACCGTTGGTTTGCCACTCCGTCTATGATAGCAAAAGAGGCCCCGAAGGGCCTCCCTGCCTGACCAACCTACCGTGCGCATTCAGTAAGCAACAACTGGGATGGCTCCCAAGCAGCCCGCATGTCGCGTCTACGTCGCAACCACTGGTGGTCTGCTAGTCACAGGTGGCCGACAGACCAATGCGCCTGCAACTACATTTTACCGCAACTCTCGTATCCTGTTCACAACGTTGTCGTATGAGGTCGGATACATCAGGCGGATGGCTTCCATGTGCTCGTCAAGCACCTTCATGAGCGCCTTGTACGGGACGCCGCTGCAAGCCTCAAGGAACTCGGAGCCGTGAAGCTCGTCGGTCACGGCAGCGTTGCCTCCATTCGGCCTCAGATGGTCGAGCACGGTGTACATGTCGGCAAGCCTGCTGCACGCATAGAACGACGTGTCCCGCGTGCTCAGGAACTTGTCGATGGTTTCCTCAATCTCGTCAGGGTCAATCACTGCACAGCCCCCTTATGCACAAAGGCCTACCCAGAGCCTCGGAGGCGGCTTGTACGGCCTCAATCGCATGATTCTCGACTAGCTGTGCCGCCCATTCCTCCACGCCGATTATATCGCCCCTCAGCGCGTCTGAGCGCACCATAGGGAGCAGGCCCCACGAGACGGTTATGGCGTGGGTGACCTCGTGCAGCATGACCCTGTCAAGGAGCGGTGGTCTGAGCGTGTCGAGCAGGTACACCGCCCTTCGCCTAGGGTCTGTCGTGGCAAGCCTCGCGGAGCCAGTTCGGTCTATGAGGGAAGGGTCACCCGCAGGCACACGGATGACCCTCCACACATCGCCGTTGATGACGAACGGCCTCATTCCTACATGTTGAGCATCTGGCGAAGCTCGCTCTTCAGGCGCTCGCGCTCCTCGGCAGAAGCGCCCTGAAGCTCCTCGCGGAGGCCGTCAATCATGTCCGTGTGGCCCATGCGGTAGCCGCGACGGCGGTTGGCACGGGTCGAGTAGCGACCCATGGAGTCGCGGTAGCCCGAGCGGTCACGACTCCCGCCCTGACGACCGCCACGGGAGTCATAGCCCATGCCGTCGTCGTACCCGCGCGGCATGTCGTCGGGCATGTAGCCGTAGCTGTCCTCCATGGCGTCCACGACGGAGCAGTAGTACTCCGCCTCGGACAGGTCCTTGATTGCGTCCACGAGCTCCTTCGCGTCCATGCGCTCAAGCCCACGGTCGCTCACCAGCTTCTCAAGGCGCTCCATCACGTCGGCCTTGATGTCGTAAATCTTGTCCAGCATCTCTCCTCCTATGCGATTCTCGCCACTGTCAGGTTGCCGTCCGCGACGCTGATTGTCTGCTCGTCGACGATATCCCCGCCGACGCCTGCGTTGACGTTCTCAAGGGCCACGGTGTAGCAGCAGCCGCGCGGCACGGTGATGATTGCCGTGCTCGTGACGTTGAAGTACTGCTCGACGGCTGCGGGCGTGACGATTGCGCGGGAGGACTGGAGAGGCTCGCCGTCGATTGCGAGGGCAACTGCGATTGCCGCAGCCGTCCCGCCTTCGGGAACGGCTATGTTGCCGTTGAATTCAACGGCATAACGCGCAAAGCAGCCATTGCCGTTGACAATACCACGTAGAGTAAGGATGCCGCTTCCATTCCGATGCAACACATACCCATGCGGGCAACGGATGGAATCGACAAGCAACAGATTTTGTCCGAACGCGACGTTTTGCGGCGTTTGGCTCTGAATAAACTCAGCTATGGTTCTCACCTGCTTTCTTTGTAGGCCTTATGCGTCCTTATCGGGGTCGTAAGAGCCTTCTTTGGCTCCCAGCCAAGATACTTGATTCTGTGGTGGACGGTTTGGTAATTCATGCCAAACTGCTCACACCACTCGCGCAGACATTTCGTTTCGCCGTCAATCGTTATGTACTTGCTTGTGGTTTTGTTCCACTGCTGTTCTTTAAGGGTAATCCATTTACAGTTGTTAGGCTCATAATCGCCGTCAATGTCTATGCGTTCTATGGTGAGGTTGTCTGCGTATCCTGATTCGTTAGCCCATGCAATAAACGCAGTAGGGTCTAACCATTCATTGCAAACTTTGATACCTCGTCCACCATAGTTGTGGTAGTTGGGAACATTCGGGTTATAGCAACGGTTTTTCATATCACACCAGATGCGGTATATCCTGCTTCTGGACATTCTATGAGTAGCTGTACTGCTCGCCTTCTCAACCCTGAGGCATCCACAGCTTTGCGTTTGCCCGCGTCTGAGATTGTTGCTCGTAACCACGCAAGTATTCCCGCAATCACACTTGCACAGCCATTTTGCGCTTCTGTATTTGTCCACCCCTTCCATTGAAAGCACCTCAAGTTTTCCGAAACGTTGACCAGTTAAGTCAATAAGTCTGCTCATGGTGGCTCCTAACTGTTAAACCGTTACATGTTACAGTATAACACATCAGGAGCCACTAGCATGTTACATACCGCAGCCGCAACCGAAAGTCTGCTGGCAGCAATTAGGATTAGCGACCTGATAACTCGGGATGGGCGTGGGGTTCAGGTACTGCTCAAGCGCCTGCGTCTGACGGGCATTGTCAGCGAGAATCTGGGATGTCTGCGCCGTCTGGCTTGCGGCAAGCTGAGCCATCGTGAGCTGGTTTTCGAGAGATTGGATGCGCTCATTTTTGGCATCAATCTTGTCCTGACACAGCTGGTCGATGATGCGCTGGGTGCCTGCGGTCTGGCTCGCGATGATGTCGCGGACGCCGTCGGACAGCGCGGCACGGTCGGCGCAGTTCTCCGCAAGGATGGTAGCGGTCTGCTGCGCGAGCTGGCCCTGAACGCCGTTGAAGCCTTGGCAGAGGTCGGACTGGACCCCGTTGAAGCCCTGCTGCGTGGCGAGCTGGGCGTTGAACGCCTGCTGCATGTTCGCCATCTGACGGGCGTTGGCAGCGGTCTCGGCATTGGCGAAGCCGCTTGCGACGGCCATCTGCATGTCCGCACAGCAGTTGCAGAGCTGGGTGGAGAGGTTCTGGACCCCGCTGGAGATGCCGTTCAGCGCCATGGTTGCGTTCTGGTCGGCGAAGCCCTGAGTCGTGAGCTGGGCCTGATTCAGCCACGGGTACAGCTCGTTGCCGCCAGCATAGCCGCCGCCGCCCCAGCCGCCGAAGCCGCCGTTGAAGCCACCGAGCAGGGCGATGAGAATGAGGACCCACCATCCGTCCCCGTTGCCCCAGCCGCCGCCGTTACCGCGATTACCGCCAGCGCCGTCAGCGACTGCGGCGATGTCGGCAAGCGAATACTCGTTCATAGCCATCGTGTTCCTTTCGATATACGGTTTTGAACATCCCTATTAATGGTCGTGTGCACCCGACCGCATAGGCTACATGAGGGGCCGAATCTGGGAGTAGTCAAGCCCGAACTGCTTGAACGCCTCTTCTGGTGACTTCCCCTGACACTGTTGCAGCACTTGGGATACTGGCATGCTCTGCCCGTTGGGGAGCCTGCACATCGCGTTAGACTTGGAGAGCTGCTCCACCACGGCCTGCGGGTTGCCCCCCACTAGGCTCCTGAGCATGCCAATCCTGTCCCGCATCATTGCCGCCTGCGGGCTTGGCTGTTGTGGACGGAACTGCTGCATGAACCCCATTGTTGATTGCCTCCAATGCCGCGCTTACCTTGGCAACGAACTGGTCGTACTCGGTGCGGCTGACGAACTCCGC